TGGCAAAGACCTCGTCGTTTAGTGGCAAGATCGGAGCCGCACTTGCTCTATCGAATGCCATCCCAGCACACCTGCAACAGACGGGCGGCATGACGGTTCTGATGCAAGTCAGCCGCAGTCTCAACAATGAGGACTTCGAAAAAATCGACCTCACCGCAACCCACTACCCATTCCTCGCCGCTGTTGGTGGTGCTTGATCCTAACCTCCACGAGATCCCTCTATGAACGCCGTATCCCATCTTTCCTCCACCGCTACCAGCAATACTTGCCTTGCCGCTGCCTTGACGGCAGTTGGTATCCCGCTTGCCGAGAAGCCATTCGTGCGCGTCGTCGGTGACGGAATCCGTGGTGAGCGCACAGTCTGGTTCTTCGAGCCTCAAAGCCACTGCGGCAAATTTGATACCAAGGCACTCATCGAGGCATGGCACAACGACGCTTGGCATCTTGCCAACCCAGAGCATCCCTTCGCCTACATCAAGTGCGCACTGCTCAATCGCGAGCGACTGGTGGACAAGGTGAAACAGGACGTGCCACTCGCCTGCGTGAAACGCCGGGGCAAGATCGCCTTCATCCCACTCGATGCCTCACCTTCTGTGGAAGATTTTTACCTACGCCATCTCTAAGCCATGAACGATACCGACCGCCAAAAACTTCTATCCTCCGCCTTCCATGATGTTGAAACCATCGTCGGCGGCCACGCCATGCGCCCGCTATCGTTGGCCAGTTACGATGTGCTGCTCAGAACTGGTAACCCGCTGGTGAAAGGGGAAACGCCAGCAGACGGCACACCGGAATTCACTTCGGCGATCATGGGATTTGTGTTCACCCACTGCGCACCGTGGCCCGAGGTGGTGCGAGCCTCATTCCACGATCAAGGATTCCGTGAAGCTGCACTAATTTTCTGCGGCGGACTCACCCCTACGGATTTCCAAATCGCATTCAAACGCCTAGAAGAGCAAAGCAGTGAACTGGAAGCAGCTCAGGTCGATACCATGGGAGACCTCGGCGGAAAAAAGCCCCACCATGCGACGAACCCGGCTTCCTAGCCGCGCAGGTATTCGCCGTAGCAGCTGAAACTGGGTGGAGCGAGGAACGGATCATGTTCATGCCGCTGGCAAGACTCGTTCAGTATCAGCACTGCTTATTGCGGAGGAATGGGGTGAGGACTGATTGGTCGGCTGCAAAGCAGCGGAATCTGAGCGAGACTTTAGAGCGGTTGCGCAGTGAATTTGGCCGCCAACATCCGACTTAAAACAACTTTTGACTTGACTGGAGATAGCGTATTCTAATTCTTGTGTCATGCCTAAACAACATAGATTCACCAAACCTAACCGTAGCAGCCAACCAAAGAGTAGAACGGGAGAGGCTTTGCACAGCTACTGCAAAAAATGCAACCAGTATCACTGCCCAACTGCTTGATAAAGGAAGTCCACCCAGAACAGGAAATAGGTATTGTATAATCTATTTACGGACGCCATGTAGGACCGTAATATCGCAACTGAATAAAATTAACAAAACAATTTCAATATGTCTATCGAATGGATGAAGATGGTAAAAGTTGGCGATTTTCACATCGGAGTGATACCAGTCGACATGTATGGCTATCACTCAATTGTCAATTGGTCTGTAAAAAATGGATACGATTTTACCTTAAATATAGCGCGAAAAAAAATATCTAGCACTGCGGCGGGAGTTGAGTGGCCAATGTACGGAGTAAGTTGGTTTGAGTGCTTAAAATGGTGTAATGCACTAAGCGAGAAGGAGAGCTTACGACCTGTTTACAGAGTCGGCAATACTGTTTACCGTGTTGGCAACACTGTGCCATTTATTGATAAAAACGCCAACGGCTATCGCTTGCCGAGCGAGGCAGAATGGGAATACGCCGCTACCTCCGAAGGAAGGAATGTAAGATGGCCAACATTTAGTGGGAGCTATGATGAAGAAAAAGAATTTTTCTCTAAAAATTTCAGAACTTTTTATATCCCTAATGATATTGGTATTATTTACAACAAAAATCTAAACGAGTGGTGTTTTGATCGAATTAGATATTGGCTTGGCGACATGGTATCATGGCCGGAAAAATTGATACACGGTTTTTTCACCGATTATAGGGTGGCTCGGGGTGGTAAATGGGATTCGGATTATCACTATTATTACACCAGAGATCGTCAACCTCACCAGCCTGCTTCCCGTAGCTGCGGCTTTCGGTTAGTCCGCAGTTCAATATTGTAGACCAAGTAGGATGGATCTACCGGCGGAACAGAAGCATATGTCATCTTGCCAGAGTAAAGCGTAGCCTGCCATCCACCAGTTGACTCCACCCCCGGCACATGAGCGCACTCACCGTCACCCTTGGAGCCGACATCACAGCCCTGCGACGATCGATGGCGGGAGCCACGGCCATGGTCGCTGCTTCTGCCAAAAAGATGGCAAGCCTCACGGCCGCTGGGTTGAAAGTCGGTCTTGGTGCGGCTCTCGCTGGTGGCGGTGTGGCATTGGCCGCTGGCATGAAGGCGGTCACTTCTGCTGCCGACTTTGAACAAACGAAAGTCGCCTTCACCACGCTAATTGGAGATGCCGCCAAAGCCGAACAAACCCTCGCGCAACTCAGAGAACTCGGAGCCAAGACACCATTCGAGTTTCCTGAGCTCGCCGATGCCGGTCGCAAGTTGATCGCCTTTGGAGAAGGTTCCGACACCGTGGCTGCCACTCTCGCCCGCATTGGTGACGTATCGGCAGGCGTGCAGGCACCGGTGAACGAGATCGCGGAACTCTACGGCAAGGCACGTGTGCAGGGACGGCTCTTCGCCGAGGACATCAACCAGCTCACAGGGCGAGGCATTCCGATCATCGGGGAGCTCGCGAAGCAGTTCGGCGTGTCGGACTCTGAGGTGAAGAAGCTCGTTGAGTCCGGTAAGGTTGGCTTCCCCAATATCGAGAGAGCTTTCATCGACATGACCTCGCAAGGCGGCAAGTTCTCGGGCATGATGGAGGCGCAGAGCAAGACCACCAACGGACTGTTCTCCACCCTCAAGGACACGATCAATGAAGTTTTCCTGACACTTGGCACGCCGATCAACGACGCGATCCGTCCCCTAGTCGAGCAAGCCATCGCACTCGCTCAGAAACTCGCTCCCTTAGCTGCGCAGGCAGGAACCAAAATTCGCGATGCCGTGCAGTATGTGATCGCCATCTTCAAGAGCGGGCAATTCCTCAATCTCGTCGGCTCAGGACTACAACTCGGATTTGCCCAAGGCGTGAACTTCCTCTGGGCCACCCTGCGTGCCACCATCGCCGCTGCGGGGCAATACATCGTCGAGATCTTCAAGACGGCCATCACCTACTTCCAGGTGCTCACTACGGCCGACTTCTGGAAAGGCATGGGCAATGCTCTCATTGGCATCTTCCTCAGTGCCGTTGGGTTCCTCCAAAAAGGACTTGCCGAAGCCCTTGAAATTGCCCGACCTCTCGCGGAACTCTTTGGCAAAGGAGAATCGATCAACTCCGCACAGGGAGCTTTGCGGGAATCCGCCGACTTTCTCGATGCCGAAGCCGCTGCCCGCTACAGCGATGCCGGTGACCAACTCGGACCACTCGCGGCCAAGGTGGCAGAGAGGCTCAAGGAAGCAGGAGAAAACATCGTTGGACGCTTCGGTGAAACCTTCCGCAACACGGCTGAGGTGATCGACACAAGCGCGATGCGTGAGAGCATGAATGAGGTGATGGGATCCATCCGCGATGCCCTGCCCAAGCCCGAGGAAATCAAACAAGTCGCCCGTGCCACCACACCGGGAAAATCCAACATCGCCAATCCGCTGGCCCAAGCAAGCACCACGTCCATGGATCCCATCGTCACCTCACTCGGCAAGGTCGGTGGTGGTGGCTATTCGTCTGGAACGCTCGATGCTCAGCGCGAGAACAACCGACTGACCAGCGAAACGAATCGGATTCTTCGTGCCATGAGCGAGCGAATCAAGCCGGGTGGTGGCGCATCCGTGACTGCCTTCGGTTGACGCCGTGCCCCGGCGTATATGCCGACACACGTTTCCATTCAACCCGGACGCCTCTATCCTCAACCAGGCTACAGCGTTCAGGTCGATAAAGAGGGCAAGTGGACAGCCACGCAAGTTTTCCTCTGCCATCGGAATTCTGCCGTGCAGCTCATGCCACGCCCTAACACCATTCACCCAGAAATCGGATTCATCTCCGTCGCTCAATCGACCGTGAACTTCACCGAAGGCGACCTTGCAGAAATCACCTGCCACTATGCGGGAGCTGAGCCCAAGGAGGATGAAAAAGAGAATGCCGTCTACACCATGGGCCTCTCGCTCTCCGAGGAACCACTACTCAGTCACAAACGCTACAAGGATCTTGCAGCCAAGGAGCTGGAGGCGCTCCAGTTGATCCAGTCGGGCAAGGACAAGGACGACCAAGGAAACAAGCTGCGAGACAAGGTCGAAAGCCAGCGAGGCAAGGAGGCTCTGAAAAAGTTCGAGCGCGGCCAGACCAGTTACTACAGCCCGCGTGTGATTTGGAAGGAAAGCTGGGTGAGAAACAAGGAGGTGAAGGCAACGGAACTCAACAACATCGGCAAGATCGACGAACCACTCGGCCCGGTGCCATCCTTGGCTTCTGGCCGCAACTGGTTGCTCAATGGCGTGACTCAGACGCAGGAAGGCAAAGCATTTCGCATCGAAATGGAATGGCTCGCCAGTGATCGTGGCGGCTGGGACGCAGAAATTTACAACGATTGATTTTCATGCGTTTGCCACAGAGAAAAAAACCGGGTGATCCGATCCTCGCTGCCGACTGGAATCTGCTGTTGGAAGCAATCGCTGCGCGCACACCGCGCCAAGGTGCTGGTCTGGAGCTGATCGCCTCGTCAGGAGGATTTGCCTATTCGCGCCCATCGCCCACATCGTCGCCCCATGCAGGACTGCCACCGTTCTCGGTGATCGGCATTGAAAAAAAGGAGGGCCAGTATCTGGTGACCATCAAGGAGGGCTGGGTGATTGAGCGCAAGCCCAAGAGTGAGTCGAAGCCCACCGTCAAGTTCCACATCCCAAAGGCTGGTGACAAGACACTCGACACGATCCCGCGTCCGCAAATTGGCATGGCCATTGGTGACACGCTGTGGTGTCGCTTTACTACAGATTCCATGGGCGAAATTTCTGAAGAGCCAGAGATCTTTTCCTCCTCTGAAGACCAGGAAGGAAGCCACTACTATCCTGAAGATCCCGAGGGCTCGGGGAGTGATGGTAATTACGCCGTCAAGCTCTTCAAGCTCATCGAAGACGAGGGCTCACCTGCGGTTAGTGTCTATCAACAAAGCGACATCGAGCATTGGGCGCAACTGTGGAAGGGTGAGAACCTGGGGAGTGGATCGCGGGTGTTCAAAGAGCACAACGAGGAGGAAAACATCTACAAATTCCGCAGAATCGATCGTCGAGCATCACAGCATCAGATCGATGTCATCGAGGAAGCCGACGTCATTCGAGTGCAAGGCAACGACAAGGATGGCACTCTAGCGATCGAAGGAGACTCCAGCTCCAGTGAACCCTTTTTGGAATGGAAGGACGGACTCATGATTTCGGAGGGAGAGAAGAAGTTATTCGTCCGAGAATTCATGATTTGCGAATACGGCTCAGCTCGCACGGTAAAATTCATCACACTCGACTAACCATGGCACACCTCATCATGCCCATCATACTCGACGGCGAAGCATACTGCTGCCAGCCTGCCACCCGTCGCACAGTTGCCATCCTCAGCGATGCCGCGACGGAGCTATCACCAAACCAGTGGGAAATTTACCGCGCCGCCCAAGATAACAGCATCAAGACGGGTGCTGTGAAATTCGGCGTCTGCTGCGCCAAACAAATCGTCATCACGCTCGAAGGCGAAATTGAAACACTCAACGATAGCTATGACTGGATCCGCGTCTTGCACAATGGCATCGAGGTGTTTTTCCACGAAAGCACTCAGACCAGCGAGGACCCGGATGATGCCGTTGCCGTTGGTCCCTTTGCCGTTACGTTAGAATTGGAGGATCGGCCGTGTGGTCACATCTTTGAGATCACCGGATCGACGGGCGATGGCAATGCCAACAATGATGTGTTTTGGAAGGCCTCCGTGGCCATCAGTTGACAGGCTAGCAACAGCGTGAAGCTCTACGTTGATCTGGAAACACTACAACTGATTGAAGGACCAGGATTCCGCAATCCGACTTCGTCTCTGCGATTCAAGCGCGGGGATGCCGCACAGATCGAGGTGACCTTCCTTGCGGGAGGCACGACTCCTGTGGCGATTGGCGATCCGCTCAACCTGGAAATCCAGTTCGGCATCAAGCCCCGCAATCGCTATGACATCGGCTACTTGGTTCGCTCGGCAAACTGGATCATGCCAACTACCGAGCCACCCATCTATCGCTGCTCGCCATCGTTCAATACCATAGAGCTCAATTCCGCTCTCGGCGTGGGATCAGCCACCGGATCAGAGCTTGCGGAAATCACTCTGATGGGTGAAATCACTTGGCGCGAAGGATCTGCGGAGCCGACTTCCACACGCACGTTTTTGGTCGTAGTGGAGAATGACGTGAATCGCGGCACGGAAGGCGTTCCCACCAGTGCGGAGCCTCCTTACCCGGCACCTGAGAACATCGTGACCACCGCTGCAATTACCGTAGCTCTGGCAAATCACACCAATGCCGCTGACCCGCACCCGAACTACTTGCGTCACGATGAGCAAGAGTCCTTGAGTGCCGAAGAACAAACGAATGTGCGGGCAGCCATCAACGCGCCTGAAGCTCCACCGTATCTGAACTTGCCCATGCAGTTCATCGATGGCGTCTGGCATGTGAGCGTGCTGGATTACCAACCATCCAATAGCAGTGATGCGATGACCGGTGGCACGCCCGGATGGCGCGGTAGGATCGCTTGCTACAACGAGCTCAGCTGGATCTGCATCAAGGACGACATGACGCAAGCCAACGACGGTTGGCGCAAACTTTGGTATACGATTCTGGGCCCACCGCAGGTGACGGTTGTTCTCATCAACAGCTACGAGAGTTTGACATCATTCGGCATGCTGGAAGCGGGAATGAACTACCGTGTGAGAATTGATAATTTCAGCTCCATTCCCAACGGCGGGATCTTTGGAATCACCTACGTGAACAACGGATCAGCTTCAGTCTCCAATGTGCAGTTGGTAGATTCTGCGTTCATCAGTGCCAACATCAGCAATACGGCCGACTTCACAGCGGAACTCACCGAGGAACCAACGAGTGCCAGCGATATTTTTGCCGAGTTCACGTTCACTGCCGATTCGAGCTTCAATTGGGCGGGCTACTGCATCTTTGGTTACTACGCCTCTGGGTTCGAAGTTTCCTTCACCGTCACCATCACTCCATTGCCATGAGCCAAACCACCAACCACAATCTAGCTTTGCGTAACGCCCGAATCGCACGTCGTCGGCTATTGGAATCGACGTGGAATCGACGTCTTGCCCATGGGATCACCGTAGGCGAGAGAACGCTGCGTTGCGAAGAATCTGACCGGAATGCGTTCAGCCAATTGCTCGTCATGCTGGCCGAAGCCGAGCGCCTCGGGCAACTACCCACAACCATCCCGATCACGGATCATGCAGGACAAATCCACATGCTCAGCGTACCAGACCTGCGCGGACTCCTACTCGCCTATGGCAACGCCTACCAGAGCCTGTGGACACACAAAGCTCAATACCACGCAACCATCGAACAAGCAGAGACGGCAGAGGCAGTGAATCAAATCTCCTTCAACTTTCCCTAACCATGCGCACCAACCTCGAAAGCGATTCCATTCTCACCGCCACGGTAGGCATTGCTTCTCCCGTGGTCGGAGTCATCACCTCATTCCAAGAACAGATCGAGTGGACGCTGCGTGTGGCATCCTTGATCGTCGGCCTCATGGTCGGAGCCATGTCCCTGATCGCCATGGTCAAGAAGATGCGGGGTAAGTGATCCAGTTCTTGCGGGGGACGTCTAGGCCATCCACGGCGGGGAAGGAAGCCCGAATTCAAACAGGAGCGTTTACCGCCGTTGGATGAGCTGGCTTGTTGTGCTGTCTTCCTTACATCTTCGGAACTACCGCAAGATGGTAATGTAGGGGCTTTACTTCAGCGCCACAATAGTATGACCGAGTGGGATCGACAGTGTAAATGACTTCTGCATCCGCTCTTCTCAGACTGTATCGCTTCTCTGGATGGATTTGAAACTCTACGGGCGGCTGCGGGTGAAAACTGGCAATATCGTCCGATGCCGGAAGAGAGCATTCACCGCTGGAAATTGGCTGATCATTCTGATATAGCGTTGCCTGAAAATAGTTATTTGAAGGGATCTCCATTGTATTGGTTTTTCGATGGTCAGATTCTTAGTTTCACGGACAACGTCTAGCACATCCACCGCTAGGAGCGATGAAGCCTAATACAGGTTTTGGGTTGTAATTACGGAAGACCATGGAAAAGGTAAGGCAGCTAAAATTGAGATGGGGGTCTGGTTGTGCGTTATCTGTTCATTTTTTGCTCGAAGAAAAATGAATATGATCGCGACTGCAATTAGAAAAAAGCCAAAAACTCTTCTCTTGTAGATTAGCTTACCATAATTGAGCTTACGGTATAGCTTAGTAAACAAAAGTGACAAGAACCATGCCACAAGAGCATAAAGCCCAAGTGCACCGAGTGAGTATCCTAAAGCATTAATCAACTGAGAATACACGTAATAATATTCGTATTCTAATAGCCCTTGGGAGAATGCTAAGAACCAAGCTAAACCTATTGGTAGAATTAAACGAGGCCATGTAAAGCTCTTATTTTTGTCAAAGTCTTCCAACTCAGGGAACTTGATAACAGTTTTGCAATTCGGACACACAGCATCCGCACCAGCAAATTCGGACTTACACATAACTGTAGCTAAACAGTGTTCACACTTCCAACGAAGTTTCCCGTCTTTAATGGATAAGAGTTGTCGTTTTCGAGTCATTTTCTGCACAATAGTATTTATTCGTAGTACAAAGTGATCGTATATCCAGCAAGGTCTACGAGATGAGTTAAGAGGATTTCACTAACAGTTGCAAGGATTTTTTACGGGATCGTGTGTATATCAGCTAGCTGAAATCCAAGACTGACTAGGGGGGATCCTGAGGCTGATATGACAGAAATCACCCATCGTCGTAGGAGTCATGTACCTGATCGCCATGGTCAAGAAGATGCGGGGGAAGTGATCCAGTTCTTGCGGGAGACGTCTAGGCCATCCACGGCGTGGTGAGAAGCCCGAATTCAAACATGGGCGTTACCGCCGTTGGATGGAGAGTCTTGTTCGCCTTCGGATTTCGGTTTTCGTGTAAATACCTTCACTTGACCGTCAACCTTGTCCCAAACTGTAAAAGTGCCCTTACTCAGGGAGAGTAGCTGATACGCGGCGATCTGTCCCTCATCGCCTGAAATGGTAAGACAATCATTGTCATCGATCTTCCACTGATAGGCTGGGGCTGCGAGCACGTTACCGGAACCGATGGTGACGGGGGCGTATCAACCTTCGGTAAAGCGAATCGAAAAAGTTCGTTCTTGGGACAATAAATCATATCTCCACCCAACAACATCCTTCGACTGAAATAGGAGAGTAGAACCGCTGTAAACCAGCTGCGGATTCTTGCGAGGGTTCGCACATGCAGCTAGTCCAAGCAAGCAAATCAGGAGCACCAGATCCTGGATTCTCTTCATATTTTCGTTGCGAACAGGGTATAGATATGACGGTTTCCGAGAAGGTGCTTCAGTGGGTGATAGAACGACGACTAGTTTTGCATATCGATTTTTCGGGGCAGTTGCCGCTCGGTAAAGGCGGCTAGTTGAACGGCTCACTCGCCCTTAGAACCTGCCCCTTTGAGTGCCTCGTATTCCGATGCTAGCCGGTTGGCAGTCGCAACCCACTCTGCCTCTTTTTCTCGTGCGGCAATTCTATCGGCATCGGTTTTTGATTGCTTCAAAGCCTCCTGAATCCCCTTGAGAGCCTTCATATGGCTCTGGATCTCTTCCTTCTTGGCTGCTCTCGTGGCGACATTGTTCAGCACTTTGCCCAGCTTGTCGAAAGCATCCTGTTGCTCTTCTTGGCTCCGCTTCAAATCTTCCAAGCCTTGCTCCATCTGCTCGTAATTCTGCTGTGTCTCCAACTCTTCCTCAGTAGGTGGCGGCAATGGAGCATCTTGCGGGATAACTGGTCCGTCCGTTGCGCCTTGCGAAAATGAAGCGATTGTCTCAGTTACCGCCTGTTCCGTGATCTTCTTCTTCCAAAATGCGGACGTCTCCACTCCCTCCACCGCCACACTCACTCTTGAGACGGCTGCACGAATCTTTCCGTCCGCAGTTGCGTATATGCCGTCGTAGTCATCTCCGAATTTGTCCTTCGAAACTTGTGTCCAAGTGGACGCGCCGCGATTCAGGTTCAACAGCGCCATGGAATGGTCATTGGAGAACCTTGGCTCTTTGTCAAATTCGGGACGGTCAACCATCGCTACGGAAAGTATCTGGTAGCTCACCGTCTCGCATCGACCATCGAGGAACCAACAATCAGTCAAGACGCCATCCCGGAGATAAGATATCTTGCTCCCGTCTGAACGAGTCTCACGCACAGTGCCATAAGCCGCCTTGCATTCGTCCGGAGTAGCTCCAATTCGAGCTTCCGCAAAGCCTGTTGCGAAGATTACTGCGAGGTTGGTGCAGATGAGTTTTATCGTCGTCTTCATTTTCTTTTGCCGATTGAGGTAGGAACGCCAATTGCCCGGCGTCCCCCTCGCAGATCCCAGCGTGCGGAACTACCGCACTAGGCTCCTCGGAAAGACGCGCAAACAGAGCGTGTGGATTCATTAGTTTGTTCGCCTTGATCCAAACAGGTTTGGGCGGGTGGGTCAATCCATTTCTCGGGTATTCTGCTACGATGCCCATCCACCTCGACAGCGATTCGATTCGCACCGCCACCATAGACATAGCTTCTCCCGTGCTGGGAGTCATCACCTCGTTTCAAGAACTGATCGAGTGGACGCTGCGTGTGGCATCCTTAATCGTCGGCCTCATGGTCGGAGCCATGTCCCTGATCACCATGCTCAAGAAGATGCGGGAGAAGTGATACAGGTCTTGCGGGAGACGTCCAAGAACTGGCATCTAAGCCAGAGGGATGCAGCGATGAAACGAGTGTGAAACAAACAAACCACGTAAGACTCCGCCGACGAACCTGCAGGTAGGGATTGCCATGTGCTTCTTGTTCGGATTCTTTATCTTTTGTGGCATATTTCTATTTCTTATTCTTTCATTATATTCGTATCTCTCTCGACCGCACCATCAAAGATTCTAGCCTTTTTGAAATTTTTTGAAAATTGCATTTTGTATGCGCGTCCGCCCGGAGTCATTCCTGATATGATTCTTTCTTTTTCATCCGTAATTTCCCATGTAAATAATTTTTTTTGGTTTGAATTATACAATGCCTTATTGCTATCCTCAAAAGTAATTGTTTCTTGATTGAACCACACCCACATAGTTCCAATCAAAGCATTCTTCATATCTTTATTCGCATTTTCATCGCCCTCTGTAGGTTTGTATTTACTGATGAGTTCAACGACTGCGTTAGCTGATTCCAAATCCCCTCGTTTGGTGTAATTGACCTTGAGCTTTTCAAGCTCCTCCACCAATCTTTTGTCAATGGCACTTACAGCGTTGTCTCTCTTCTCTAAAAGATTCTTAACGTCTGAAGGGATTTCATCAGCATGAGAGAATCCGATAAAAAATAAAAATAGTAAAAATATTTTCATGCCTGTTGTTTTGTCATGTGGATTGTTTTCTTTTCGTGATTCACCTGCTACAATGGGATTGTGGTTGGGTAGGGATTTTGACTCCCGACGTCTAGACCGGGGGCGAGGATTCGACTGCGGTGGTTTGAGGGTCATTAAGGCTGCAATTACTTTGGGTTAGCCTTCAAAATTAATCCCCCGGCTTTGATAATGGTTTACTAATAGTGATAAATAGTCCCCTGTATATTGTGGTTAAATTGTTGAGGAGCTTCTAGCGCTTGGGTTCGGCGGTCGTATGCTTGTCTATCTAAACTGGCATTTAAATTATTCTGGTTGTTTGCCATCATCAAAGACAGACCTTGAAGAGCAGCTGCTCTTGCTTGCATTTGAGATTGTTCATATGCCAACTGTTGCTGAGGGGAGAGGTTTCGATACCACCGCTCAAATGCCTGCTGCTTCCTTATTTCTTCATCCCGTTCTGCTTTCCAGTTAGAATAGAACAATGCGGCAGATTCTTTGGAAATTTCGCCTTTTTCTTCGAGATCTTTAATGACAGCAGGGCGATCATTAAAATCTGCTTCTCCAATGCGCTTCTCCGGCGGTATAGTAATACATGAAGCGGCAAGTAATGCTAGGACTATAGTTGCAATTATTGGTATTCTCATTGTTTATTTATGAAATTTGGAAAGCATAACGCATTAATATTGTTATTTAGAACAGTATTACGTTCGTAGCTATGTGTCGCGTTAAGACGACAATCGCTACAAGAAGAGACAATCGGAAAATCTTGAATAGAACAAGTTTTTTCTGGAATCGTTTTTATATCAGGCTGCATTCCAATAAGGAGGTGAGTATGCGAGCACTAGCTGATATAATGGTATGGCTGACTTTGCAGTACACCGATTCCACTGGGATGATGAATTGAGGGGCTCAATGACTATTCGATTTAGTGGTAAGCCCCTACGTTGACAAATCCCCCCGTTGTCATGAAGTCACTCAAGTATCTCAGCTATGTGGGGAAATTCGCCGGACTGGTCACTGCGCTCGATGGCATTCCTTTTGTCGATCCCAAGGTCGGGGTCATCATCTTTGCTGCGGCATCGCTGCT